ATATCCTTGAACATGATTCGTAAAAGTTCTTCAAGTTCTTGTGGCATGTTGGGTGGTTTAATTCCATTCAAGATGTTTGTAATATAGGGGACATGTTCATAATATTTGTTGAGTCTCAACTTTTTCAACAAGTTGCGAATCTTCGCGTGGGTGATATCTTCCAAGTTTTTTATTTTAATCTTCTTCAGTTCTGACCTCAACTGATCTATGACTTCAACAGGTATGGTAGTCATTTCTTGTGCTTGGAATTGTGATAGCCACTCGTTGAAGTGATTTTCCCTCTTGTACGAGTAGTTGATGATTTTTTCAGATGTTTCTTGTTCTTCTCTGTATGTAAGTTCTTCACTTATCAATGTTGTCACTACAATACCACATTTTTCACAAACTAGGTCACTCGTTTCAGGGAAATGCGTCAAATTCGTTTCATTACATTTAGGGCATTCATCCATTAAACGTTCACTAGGTCTTGTTATATTTTGATTCTCAACTTCGATGAGATAGTCTGTGAAAATGTCTTTTCTTTTTAAACCAACCGTCTCCTTAACATTAAATACGTTGTCTGTATTTGATTTTTCACTGTGCTCGTCAGTGTGTTGATTCATGTAAGGCATACACTTGATGATATAATCTGACATTTCCCCTTCATAAAGTTTTTTATTATGTGGTTCCTTGTCTATCAAGTCTTTCCATTCTTTTATTCGATTGTTGTATCTACTTAAAAAATTACCTTCCATTCTTTATATAGAAATGCTGCTTAACTTTTTAAGTAACGTTATTTTCATTTTCAAAAAAATCACCACACCGAGAGACTATCACGTGGTGAAGGAAGAACTCGAATATAGTGTAGACTATGACATGAAATATCTCGTCGAGGATAGTTTTTGGAGAAATGAATCGAAAGATTGGGATGGTATACTTGAAAATTTCTATGTCAACGTTACTGGTTTAGATTTTAGACATACTTCGATTCCCCAGAACGTGAAGGACATCGTGTTGCGAGTAAAATATGTTTACAACGGTCATCTATACACAGTGATCACGAATGATATCAATTTCCTACCTGGTGAAAATGAAGACAGCGCCATGCATTTCAGTATTCCTTTGACCAGTGTTTGGATTGTTGACCATGATGACAAACCCATGGTTAACATCACTGAAAAGGTAAAGAGATACTCGGGGCCGAGAGGAGATTTTCACAAGGAGAAAGTTCCTTTGAAGGACTTTTTATATTATGAGCATGAACATCTGGAAAAGAAGTTGCCCAAAATCATGTTGGCAAACGGTCTAGGTATGAAGAAGATTGTGTCGACACTGACTGGATTCACAACTGATCTTCGGATACCTTAGTGGCGAGGTAGAACTTTAGTTCACCGAGGTTCGCGACGTTATATTTCAAGATCAGGAACCTGTTCCCAGTTTCCTGAATAATCTGGACCGACGCACACATACTCGTAGCTTTCGTAAATATATTGAGATACTTCAAGCTGTATAGACCAGCGATGGTCGGACTCTCATCGACACACTCGATCGAGGTTTCCTGGTTTGCAAAGTCACCCTCACAATTGAATTTGATTTCTTTACCAGAACGAATGATTTCGATGTAATTTCCTATGTTAGACATATCCCTACAGAGACGTTGGAAGTCGATGGACGGAAGAGTTGTGATCGTGGTCATCTCGACATCCGGAACCTCAATCCGGCTTTCGTTAATGTCTAGCAGTTTGAGTTGGAACTTTGTGTTCGTCTTTTTCGTGTCACTCGAAATCGTGATGGTCATGTATTCTTTACAGTTGATCTCAATCTGAAGAACATCATTGTTCGTTATGGTTTTCAGAAGTTTGAAGGTGTTTGAAATGTTGATTCCAGCTATGACTTCTTCTTGCTCACAGACATACTCTTCAAAATTGTCACCCGACAGAAAAATATCTACCAGAGATGTTCTAGCCGTGTCTAAAGTGACGATATACATGCCATCCTTTCTAAAGTAAATATTGACATCGTTGAGAATATCCTTCAGCACTTCAAATGTAGATTTGAATGCAGCAGCTTGTATTGTGACTAATTTCATAATTACATGTAAAACGTGTCACATCTTTAACTCTGTATACGGCTGACCTTTCGACACGTCCTTGCTAATCTTGTCTTCAAGCTCTTTGGTCATAGGTGGTTGTAATGATTTACCGTAATCATCGAGTGAAAACATATGGGCGTTGTCACCTTTACCATCGAGGGAAGACATGGAGCACCCCATACCACCCAACATTTCATTTGAGATCTCCTTCGTGGGAAGTAGGGAGTCTAACCAATTTCTTATTTCGTTACCTACTAAAATTTTGCCATTTTGTGTGAGCATGGTGGGCACTCTGGTAATTTTACTTTTGTAGCTCGCTGGTATACCCTGTGTGTTTATGTTATGATAATGCACGAGTTGCTTGAGCTGATGATGTTTTTTAATGTATTCGATGACTTCCATCGAAAACTTGCATCTAGGACTATAGATTAAGAGCGACATCTATTATTTCACAAGGTAATATTCTAAAAAAAATTAACGCATACTAATAATATGAATTACCTCCTCGCATTCATATTATTAATTGTCGTGTTCATTTTGACAAATGAACGAGAAGCGTATGACATGTTTGGGTTCTCAGGCTATGTGGTTCCGAAGCAAACCCAGTTGATGGATCCTTATCCAGAATTGAAGGGGTATGAGCAGGTCAAAAACGACGCTACAGCAGACCTTATGGAGAGTGTGGTCCTGCTCACAAATAAAGAAATTCACAAGAGAACAGGGATAGCTAACTACATCATAGAGACGATGTCTATGAAGAAGTTTGTCAAGAAAGAGGACACAGTGTATGAATGTCAGTTCATGACAGTTAAGAAAGATGGCTTCTCGTTTGGATTTTCCGTAACCGTCTGGTTCATCACTGAAGAAAAGAAGCCACTAAGACTTTTAGCCATCCGATCTCAACCGATAGGGTATCAAAATTCTGACCAGACGCTTTCATTCGTCGGTCAGGGAATGGGGAAGGACTTTGGGAGCTATAGACTCATTAAGAACAATCATATCCCTGATAGGTCTGACTTTGACGAATCGATGAAAATGTTCAGGAATCCAGAACTTGAAGTTATCAGACCATACATCGATCAGGAACCAGAAAGTGCCGATGTTCAGGCGAAGCGGTTGAACGCTGAACTACTCGAACTCAGAGAAGATATAGAGGAAAACGTCAACATTGCGAGGAAAAAGACTGACGACTTCTTGCGAAACCTCGAGAATGACCCACAGCTCATCAAAAGTCTCAGGAAAATTGGTTCGACAGTGTCTGGTGGGTTTGAAACGGTTAAAAATAAATTACAGTAAATAGTAATGTTAAGCATCAATGACGTGACAAAGATTGATGAAAAGAGAAAACGAATCAAAAAGGAAATTTACACGAAAATTTATGAACAGTTTTCATCAAAAATAAAACAATCTGTCGAGCTCGGATGTAAGCAGATATTCTTAACAATACCCAATTTTCTGGTCGGATACCCCACCTTTGATAGGGGGCAAGCAGCTCGATACGTCGCCAGACAATTTATGCTGGGTGGTTTCACAGTGCAAATGATAAATGAGGGTGAAATTTACGTGTCATGGTTCACCCCGAAAAAGAAAAAGGAACGCCCAGAACCCAAGGAGGAAGAGGATTTCCCAAATCTGATGAACCTCAAGAAGATGGCGAATAAATACAGGGGGGGTGCGTAGTTATTTCTCAATTAAAAAAACCCTTTAATCATAAATGGACAATTTGAACGTTCTCGTCGAAGCCAAGAAGGAATACCTCGGACAGATGTGTTTAATCATGTGTCCAGCTATGATTGAAGTTTTTCAGGAAATGTACAACGAATCGATAAACACCTCTAAGGGGAAGCAGGTTTTGATCATGTTTCAAAAACTCCTCAAAGAGGTGCCTAACTGGTCGAATGCTATGTCTAAGAGGCACAGTGACAACATCACCGGACGTTGTGCGTGGTTCAGTGATCTACTCGCCGCAGTCTTTGTGGCGTGCACGAAGATTCTCTCCGCCGTCCGCCTAAAGGCTGACAACAAGAAGATCTCTCTCAAACTCCCTACTGAGGAGGTTTTCATCCAGACCTGCTACAACAACGCTGCGCGCGATCTTTACAAGGATCCTTACATCTTCCATGAGGAGCAGAGTGAATACATTCGTGACGAAAATCTCACTAAACGTTTTTGTGTGTGCATCGAAAACACGGTGAAGGAGTTGATTCCCGTGCAGCAAATCTTGCAGACCTACATGTCGCAAGAGACGCGTGATATTTCGCTAGACGGGGATATCCAGGATAGCGCCGACCCCGAGGTATTAGACGAGGGTGACGATCCAAACGCTTTTCCTGAGGAGGATCCGGAACAGGTCCAGGATGAAACTCAGGACGAGGCTCCGACAGAGGAACCCATGCAACCTGAACCTCAACTCACGGGTCTCGAGAATGAATTCAAAACTGTCCACGGTGTTCAAGCCCCCCCACTCGAAGAGCCTGAACCTATGGAGGAACCCAGACTTGAACAGCCTTCGGAGTATCAGCAACCCCCTCCTACCGAAGATGATGGGGTTCTATTCGGTGACGCACCAGAGCGTCGTATAAAAAATCCCAGGTATAATTAAATGGAAGACCTGTCCAATTATTTAAGAGATCCTGTGAGCGCCGCCCTTATCGCTGGTGGTATCACAGCTGGTTACATACATCTCAAAGCCTATCTCAACAATGAGGGTAAGCTTGAGCTCAACAAATACACCAAACCTGCGACACTTAATGCGATTCTCGTATTCTTTATAGTGTCTGGTGGAATTGGTAAACGTGAGGCTATTTCTACAGAGCCTTTTTAAACTTAAAGATTAGATTTGTAAATTAAGAAAATGGCGTCTGTCTCTGCTTTCAATGATATGATGGGTCAATTTCTTGTGGAATTGCACAAGACTTTTCCAGATGAAAAGGGCATCAAGAAAATGCTCACGTCTTTTGACGTGTTGAAATCCACCAATCCTCGTCTCGTCGTGGATAGTTTTATGAAGGGTGTAACCCCTTACGCTGAACAGATTTCTGCGAAGGATGATAAGTTTCTCCTCGAGGAGTGCTCAAAGATTGACTTCCTAAAGGATCTTGACATCTCTTCGTATTGGGAGCGCATGTCTGTGAACACGAAGGATGCGACTTGGCAATATATACAGACCCTGTATATGCTAGGAACTACCATCATGGCCCTCCCCCCTGACAAAATGGCTCAGATTGAGGCACTCGCACAGGGTGTGGCGTCTCAACTACAGGAAGAAGGTGGTGAGCTGAATGAGGACGCCCTCATGAAGATGATGGGTAGCATGCTCGGTGGCCTCGGACCAAAAAATTAAACCTGAGTATATACTAAATGAAGGTTTGGTTCGACGATCCTCGCCAGCTCGTTGATGAAAAATACTTTTTACAATTTTGGCCTAATAGTAAGCAGACCCCAGAGGACAGGATCAATTCTGCCTCGAGGTTTATCGTTTACGCTTCCACACTTCTTTATTTAATCAGACGTGATCCTCGTGTCTTTGTACTCGGTGGCACCATTCTTGGTGTGATTTACGTTCTTTATAAGTCGAAAATGGTAAAAGAAAGCTATGGAACAACGCCAGTGACAGGAGAAAACATGTGCCAAAAGCCCACCATGGATAACCCCATGGGGAATGTGCTCATGACGGACTACACGAACGCCCCTAACCGACTCGAGGCTTGTTATTACCCCTCGGTTAAGCCGTATGTTCAGAGATACACCAGTGATCGTATTCCCTATGACAGCGGTCGGTCGAGGACTTCCATGCCTCAATACTTACGAAACGCGATGGAGAGGCAGTTTGTGACTATGCCTGTGTCGAAAATCCCAGGAGGACAAACGGAGTTTGCCGAGTGGCTGTATGGACCCAAGAATGGCCCTATGTGCAAAAGTAATTCCAAACACTGTAATCCAAACGCCAGGGGTGTTCAGCTCGAGGCGTATTCTGGCCTCGGAATGGATGGTGACAGAAGAGCCTAGAGGAAAATATCTCACGTTATAGTAAATGGCGTATCAGCTTCAACCTGGCCTTTCTATCGTTCAGAACAGTGGTGCTCTGCCCCCCACCAAAGCTACTGATGAGGTTTTCGTTTATCCTCAGCCTGGTGGTCCGGTGAACTGCGGTGGGTGCAGACCCAACACGATGCTCTACGGCACCGCCCCTTACAAGGCTGGTAAGGGCTCTCCAGCTCAGCACATAGATGTCAGTGATCAACTTCGCCCCCAGAGCACATCTCGTTTCAACAAGCACATAGTCCAAACGTATGAAAAGAATTACTTCCCCCTCAACAATATGGAGTGTAAATTGCCGATTCGGACCATGCAGTATGAGCCAGCCAGCACTAGGGCTGATCTTCAGAATGGTTTGTTTCAGAAAAGGTATCTTAATAAAAATGTTAACAAAAAGTAAGAATGGCTGATCCCATTTCGCTCATGGCTGTAGCGGGTCTTGTATACGCTGGTCGTAACTTGAGTACGAAAACTCAACCACCCAAAGTTACTACCGAACCATTATTTGTAAATAGGCCGGTCGTCGTTGAAGAGGACAATTTTGAACCACCTGTCGACGTTTCCCACAAACAGGAAATGAAGAGCTTTGGTGACATAGCTAGTCAGTCTCGCACTAGTGGTCAGGAAATGATGGACATGCGGAACAGGATGTATGATCACGGAAGGATGAACAACCTGTCCCCCATAGAAAAGGAGTTGGTTGGTCCCGGTTTGGGTGTAGGCCCCAATGTCCCGGCGACTGGTGGCTTCCAACAGATGCTACGAGTGAACCCAGTCAATGTTGGTGAGTATAAATTGACCACACTTCCAGGACGCACCGGTCCAGCCGCCGATCACACGGGTGGTAGAGGTGCGGTGGTCGGTCAGCTCACTCACAACAAACCCGCGACGACTGCCCACTTACCTTCTCGTCTTCCCACAATGCCCGGAAGAGCTCAGGGTATGTCTGGTGTTGTTCCCCGTAACGAGCACGAACGAACCAAGAAAACGACAAACCGCTCTGAGACTGGTTACCGTGGGGACAATTTGGGATTCAACGGCGCGAAGCGTGTCATCTCTGCCACGACTGCTGTCCAGGACCCCACACGTTTCAAGAGTGACAACAATGGTGGTCAGTTCATGTATAACAACCAGCCCGCTCCAGGGATTTCCAACTTTAAGGGTGGCTACACGAACACCGCCGCTGCTCAGATGAATATGAAGAATAACGAGCAGCTCATGAAGAATGGTTACCGCCCCGAAGATAAGCGTGGCAAGCCCAACCGCATGGGTAACCCCGGTCGCATGAATGTTCGTGAGAGTGCTCTGAAGCAGGGTGGCACAGTCACAGCTGTTCGTAGTGACACCAGCCGCATAGACGGTCGCATTAACGCCGCGAACGGTGGGTGGACTCAAAACTATCAACAAAAACCTTACCATCAGTTCAACGCCTACAAGGGACAGGGTAACCCCCATGTGAATAATTTGGAAATTGCCAAGAGACAGCTTCAGAACAACCCCCTCGCGCATCAGTTTTACCAGTAAAGTATTTACATGTAAACAAAAACACTCATTAAAATATTGTGCCTATATTTTAATGAAGGTTCATAACTTTACGATTGACAGTAGTCAGAGGGACCCAACTCTCCACGCGAACCCGAATGATTATGTCGTGACCCTAAACGACGCTATCTATGACGTTTCTCAAATCAAATTAGTCTCAGGTCGTATTCCCGCTTCGCAGCTCCTGGTATGTGAAACGAATAACAAATTTGACGTCATAGATAAAACTGGAGCCGCCCAAGCTCGTCCAGAGGGGCAGGATCCTTGGGTTGCTATACCATCACATTTAAATAGTTTGTACCCGGTGGGTAATTACACAACTGTGACCTTACAACCTGGTAATTACACGGGAGCATCTCTAGCGACTGAAATAAATAATAGACTTACTGGCGCTGGGTTTTCGTATGATGTGAATAATAATACATTCAATTCTAATGGGGGTTATTCGAATTTCATTTTTTTATTTAAAAGGGGTGCCCGTGGATACGATTCTAACATATTATCAACAACACCTTACCAGATTTTGGGTAGTGGCCCAGAAGATTTAGAAAGTACAGAAGATTTTGGTGCTTCGAATTTGAGTGGACCCAATTCCCTGGTGCTACGCATCTCGTCTGGATCCGAAACTTTTAATCAGTCCGTGTTCGTGTCAGAACCATATTACACGGGTCATATTCTGCTGGATGGAACTGATTTTGTGAACGTCAGTGGCACCGATGATAAAGTGACACACGAGTTTCATTCTGGATCTCTTAAATCCATAAATGACTTACGAATCGAATTCTTTTACATGAGTCACGGACGACTGATACCCTACGACTTTAGAAACCAAGATCATGTCCTTAAATTTGAAATCACCTGTTCCACGGACAAGTTAGAGAATCTCACTCCAATGAAAGAAGAACCAGTGGAGGGGGAAAAGGAAAAGGAAAAGGTGCCAAGCATAAGCATTCCTGAAAAGAAGAATCTTTATGAATGGAAAATTGAGTTCATCTATATTACCCTGATCATTTTCACAGGTATCCTGTTAATACTATCTATGGGTAAGAGGCGAGCCGCTTAGCGGGTAATCGCGTAGACGGGCTGAGCGGGCTTGGAGACACGGCCGTTGACGGCGGTCACGATGAGGAAGATCACGACGGAAAGAAGGGTGGTAAGGAGAGCGGTGAGGACATACTGAGAGCCACCGTTCTTGGGAACCTTAACAATCTGGGTGATCGACCAGCGAACAAAGTCCATCCAGGACATCGCCGCGGCGAAGGAGAAACCCGCGACGATGGAGTTGAGGGTCTGGGTCTGGAGCTCTTGGGAAACGAGGTTTACCGTTTGGATAGCAGCGGACATGGTGTTATATATTACGTTGGGAAAAAAATTATTCGAAAGAAAGTTTCTCTTTTTCAACCAATTTTTTGAACTTCTTACCTTTGATCTTTTTTGAAAAAATTTCTTCGTCATCTGATTCATCCGTCGAGCTTTCTTCTGATTCATACTTCTTGAACTGGTCTTCACCGTTGAACGACCATGGCTCAGGCTCCGAGATGCTCATTATTATTAATAGCATTTTTTAACATCTCTTCTGCCGGACTTTGTGGAATCCAAGTGTCCCATCTGTCGCGAGCCTGATTGATTTGGTTTAGTAAAGTGTCCTCTCCTGAATACCTGACAAACTCGGGGCATTCTTCCGGAGGCACGTCTTCCACATAAGATTCGTCTGAATCGGATTCGGACTCATCATAAATCTCTGGCATGGTGCTACCAACAACCTGTCCAACACGACACATCGCACAGTATTTGATCGCGTATTCAACATCCTCTGGAAGAATGATATCTCGTCCGCAACCCTTGGCGTATTCCCCGGCATATAACATACCCTGTTCCATAACAGGTAAAAGAATATCAATCATGGTGTTGATGTATTCATTCGCTGTATCGTCTGTATTTCCGACAAAACCTGTTTGCATAAACATTTACAGTGTGTTAAGATTGTTTTATCCAGAATATAACGTTTCTCAGGATGAGTTAAAAAAGGGTTAATAAAACCCAGATTAATACTAGAATGAATCTCCAGTTGAGGAAATTCAAGCCGGAAACGATGACAGATGATCGTGTCTGTGTGTTTATAGGCAAGCGTAATACTGGTAAGTCTACGCTCGTGAAGGATATCATGTTCCATAAGAAGCACCTCCCCGCTGGCATAGTCCTCTCTGGAACAGAAGAAGGTAACCACTTCTATTCAGAGTTTATTCCAGATCTATTCGTCTATGGTGACTATGACAGAGACGCGATTGAAAGAGTCATGAGCCGACAGCGTAAACTTGTCGGTGCTGGTAAAAAGAATTGTGGGGCTTTTATGTTACTCGATGACTGCATGTATGACTCCAAATTCCTCAAAGACACCTGCATTCGTCAATGCTTTATGAATGGGCGTCACTGGAAGATCTTCTTCATGTTGACCATGCAGTACGTGATGGACCTCCCCCCAGCCCTCCGTGCCAATGTCGATTACGTCTTTATTCTCAGGGAAAACATCATCCAGAATAGAGAGAAACTCTATAAATCCTTCTTTGGCATCTTTCCATCGTTTGATATGTTCTGTAAAGTAATGGACGCCTGCACCGAGAACTATGAATGTCTCGTATTGGACAACACGGTGAAAAGTAACAAGATACAGGACTGTGTGTTTTGGTACAAGGCAACATTAAGGAAAAACTTCAGGGTGGGGAGCTCGGACCTTTGGAGACTTCACAAGAAGATGTATAACCCGAAACACGGCGATTTGAAGGAAGACGACGCAAAGAAGGCGACACGGAAGACTAACCTCAAAATTACCAAGACAAAATGATTGCGTATTTTATTTTTATTCTAAAACATATGGGTATATTAAATGGCGACCGAGAACGTTATCACCATGAATCTCGCCGATAACGGAGATGGAATGGTGCCCCTGAATAATAATCAAACCACTGCTTTCAGGCAGAATGAAGCGTATATTCAACCTGAAAAAAATGTGAGTGAACATAAAGAGACGATGGATTCTACTCCCATTAACGATATTATGATGGAGCCCCCTATGATGACAGAGGAACCCAGAATGCAGGGCGCCATGCCTCACATGACAGCTCCCAACCCCCAGGGTGCCTATCAGGTGCAACCTGAAAAGCCCGCGAGCAAGAACCCCTTCAACCTAACAGATGACCAGCTCACCGCCCTCGTAGCGGGTGTCTGCGCTGCCATTTCTGTGAGCAAACCTATCCAAGATCGTCTCGCGACCTCTATCCCCAAGTTCCTTAACGAACAAGGGGGTAGAAGTTTGGTCGGTCTTGCCTCCACTGGTGCTGTGGCGGCTGTCGTTTTCTTCTTACTGAAGGATTACGTCATTAAAAATTAGGCGACAGGTTGTTCTTAGTGTTAGATTCCCAACCCATGTTACTGTAGATGGATTTATCCATTCCAGCAAAATACGCAACTAAAGCTCCAAAGGCAAATGTCCCTACTAATAAGACACCAAGTTTCAGTTTCTTATCATTAGACGCCCTGTTATTCTTCATAGCCTCCCGTGTATCAGGGGATACCTGGTTGATGAGGTATGTGAGAATGAACCCGATGAGTGTAGAGACCAGGAAAAAGCCGCGATCCACAGCGAGTTGGGGGATTTTACCTATAGCGAGTCGCATGAAGTTAGGTGCGATCAACGTCACCCAGAAAAGATTGATGACGTAGCTCTTAGAAAATTGGGGGATGACTAGAACGATGTACAAGGCAGCCCAGTAAGCTATGGCTGTAGCAAGGACAGAAAGAGGTGTCTTCATTAAACTTAACTGAGATTATTTGTCCTGGACATGCTGACCACAGAAATCTTTCTTCTCTGTGACTTTCTCGTATATTCCTAAATCTATGCAAATGTTTCTCAACTCCTCATAATTATCCCAAAACCCTGGTGAATGTGAATACTCTTCGACTGTGCAGTGTGCCAACTCATGGATGAGAACATGGAAAATCTCGTTAGGTTCACCATCCAAACACACTACAATTTCTCCACCCTTGTTCGTATTTGTCCCAACGCTGTCCTTCATCCAGAGTTTTCCAGTGATGGGGATGTGATGCACGAGCGCACGAAACTTTTCATTGTTCGTCTCTCTGAGGTGTTCCCTGAGTGTTCTGTACTTTTCATTTACTATTCTCAATTTCTCTGGTCTCTCCGCCTTGTAAAAAAAGAAAACCGCTGCCACAAGTAAAGTGATCAGAGGTATATTCATCTTTTATATACAAAGATAAATTTACTATACAGCTTTGATATCGGGTTGCCACCTAGATTCTCCCAACTGAGTAACTTGAATCCAATCTCCTCTAGGTGTGTCACGAGTAAGTCCTTATACGCGACAGGTTCTGATTTCGGGCCATCTGCGTAAAACGGTGTGTCGACCAGGTTGACGAATAACTTTTCCCCAAATCCCCCATTTCCATGATCTTTCATTTTGAAAAAGTTTCCAGAACCGTCTAGATAAGGTGTTTTGAAAATAATCTGCTCAGAGTCTGGAATGATACCTATCAATTTTCCATCCTGTTTTATCCTTTTTTTGATTTCACGTATCGAGCTAAAGAATAGTTCCTTCGTGGCGAAGATGTAGTGAAGTGAAAAATTGAAGCAAACGATGTCGTGTTTTCTATTCGGACAGTTGTGTATGTCACCTTCATAGAAGTTTACTCTCATGTGCATGTTTTTGGCTCGAGACCTGGCCTCAACTAAAGCACTCGGTTCTGGGTCACACATGTTTATATTCGCACCACACCTATGCCATTTTTGAAGATCACCACCGAACCCACAACCAACATCCAAAATACTGTGCCCCTCCTTGGTGACGGACTGTATCAAGGAACGCTTGGCCTCGTTGTGGTTCTTGCGAATTTCTTCCATGGTTATGTATAGATCTTTTCCTTTAAGAGTTTGACTTAAGTATAAAGAACTTAAAGTTTTGAACGCATCAATGATTATAATGTCTCTCACCCAAGATTACACGACTGTCCCTGGTCAGCTCTTCGCGTGCCTTTCCATCGTCGGTCCCGAGGCTCCCCAAAAAAATGACAAGTTCGGTATCAAGATTCGTGGTGCGTTCGCCAACCGTGACGAAGCCGCTCATCACGCTAAGCGCCTTCAGAAAGAGGATCCCACCTTTGACATCTACGTGGTAGATATGTATAAGTGGCTATTGATTCCCCCCGATCCCACCGCCATCGATGACGTCCACTATACGAACGAAAAACTTGAAGAAATTATGAGTGGATACAAGGAGAACCAGTCTCAGGCGGCTCGTATGTTCCAGGAACGTAAGGACGCGATGATGAGTAACAAGAATCATTTCACACCGGGTGATGACAACTCTAAGTTCTATACCAAGCCCGACGAAGCTCCAATCTCTCACCCTGCTGAGGTGCTCGAGCGTCTCAAGAAGGAGAAGCCGGATACTCCCATGGAAGAACTTGTCAAGGAAGCTGACTCCATCGTGGCGAAGGAAATGGAGGAGCGACGCAAGTTGCGTGAGGCGGAAAACTCTACTGAGGCCAAACTCGAGGAGATCACGGAGGAAGAAGGTGAGGAGGCTTCCTCAGCGTAAATGAATAAATATTCTACACTTATAATAATAAACAATGTTAGGAATTATTCTGACTATACTCATGGTCGGAGCCTTCTTTATTTTGTTTTTTAAAACTCCTTACAATTTAAAAAACAAAAAGGAAGAAACGGAGACGGAGACGGAGACGGAGAAAGAAACGGAGACGGAGACGGAAGAAGTATCTTCGACAGTTGGATTTGTTGAGGATACTGGGTTGGATAGCTATGGAAGTGTCTTCGAAAAAGGTGACATGGGTTCGTTCGTTCCCTACTCCACGATCCCAGAAGACAGCTGGTTGAGTGGATCTCCACATCTCAAATAAATCGTGGAAGCTTAGGCATACCGGAGTATGACAGGTTGCATGGTTTTACCCATGAAAAAGCCTAGAAGGAACACCGCAAAGGCGATGATCCACGTAGACTTGTCTACATTTTTAAATAAATCGACCGTCTCCCTCTCTTGTGGAGGGTGCTGGTACTGATAGTTCATCTCTTGAGGTTGAAAATAATACTGTTGCTCATTGGGCATTTGTTGACTATTTTTTTCATTCTCTTCCTGGACTAGAGGATCGATATCAGGGTTGTATTCTATGGGATTACCGATATCACTTTCCATTACTACAGTAGTTTGTCTTTTTTTTAAGCGTCTTCTGACTCACTTTCATCCTCGTCCTCCACGACAAAATCTTTTAGGTTTCCATTCTCATCTGCATCGTCGTCGTATTCGTCCTCACTCTCATCGGAATAGCACTCTTCATCTGTGTCGAGATTGGAATCGACATCTGTGTCATCATAATCATCCGTACAATAGTCATCATCCAAGACTGTTTCCGTAGGGACGAAAACTGTAGGTTTCTTAATCGCTCTACCGGACCTGGTGATCGTCATTTACCTTCATTAGGTGATTATTGTTTAAGTAGTTTAATAATATTAGGGGTGAGTTTGTGAGTTCGTGCTGTGCATTTTTTACATATGGGACATGACTGTTTGATTTCATTCCTTTTTATTGTGTATACCATCATCTGTTCATGACATGATGAGGTCGTTTCACAGAATCTCGAGGTTGTGGTCAGTAGTAGTCCACCCTTCTGACGTTTGATGTCGATAATCTTCGTGTCTTTGTCAACCTTCATCCACTTGTTTAGGAAAAACTCCACGTGTGTTCTGATATTGGGAAGTGGTTTGTCAACATACTTTACAACCTCTTTACACTTTTTAAGTTCCTCTTTGTCTGGGTAGAGGATAGATGTAATTTCATTAGGAAGCTCATGTCTTCGTCCAATAAAATCTTTACAAAATCCGTCCTTTCGCCCATCTAAGGTGGGGCACGTGCAGAAACATTTCTGTAAAATCTGCTTACCGTTAATCAAAAACCATACATGATTGGAATTATGTTTCCTCTGTGTATTTTCACACCACCTTGACGTGCTCGACACTAAAAAGGTATTCTTCGAATTG